TGGGGCAAAGGCCGTGAGTCATGGGGCATCGAATACGGATTGATCGACGGAGATCCTCGTGAGGACGAAGTGTGGGCGTTACTCGATGAAATCGTCTATCGGCGCACATTCAAGACCAAGGACGGCAAGTTAATGCGCGTTAAAAAGATGTGTGTTGACTCAGGTTACGCTGCGGACTTTGTGTATGCTTACACGAAGCGACACGAGCCGCGCGCCATTGCTGTCAAAGGCGAAGGCGGGTTAGGCAAACCGTTCATCAAAGGTGCTGGCACACTAACGAAAACAAATCGCGCGCGATTGCAATCACTTGGTGTTGACTCAGGTAAGGAAGAAATCGTCAATCGCCTTAGAATGCCACAACCAGGTGCTGGCTATTGCCATTTCCCCAAGGAAAGCAACGATGAGCCTTGTCGCGGCTACGATGAGTATTACTTCGATGGCCTTACCGCAGAGCAACGCATCGTGAAACACAAGCACGGTTTTCGCACTTACATTTGGGTTAAACGCCTTAGCGCACGCAACGAGCCGTTTGATTGCCGCAATTATGCCTTGGCAGCGGTGGCATTGCCTCACACCGGCATCAAGTTGGACAGCATGAAACGCGATGAGTATTCGACTGCGCCAACGACTAACACGACGAAATTCGGCGCACAGAAACGAACTGCCTTGGAACAACTGCCGGCCTCAGGAACAACGGGGTCTTCTACATCCTTTGGAGCGTCGAATCATCCGTTGGTTTGACGCTCTTTGCCCATTCACAAAGGACGCGCGCTGCTATGCGTGTCCGATAGCCTTGGCCTAACCGCTCGCGCATGATTAACACCTCGACAACATGCCGAGGCACCATGCACTCGATCCTGACATTCGGCTCAGGCAAGCGTGGACGACCTCGACCTATGTGTTTTGCCGGTGCTATCTGTGTTTTCAAGCCTTAGAATCCTTTGCTCACGTAGATGTATGAGTTCCGATTGCCTTCTGCGAATCGTGTGCCATTAACGTCAGGCGCGCCTAAGACGGGGCTGCAATTCGGATTCGACGTGCCATTGTTACCGTATTGTAACTGAACGTAACCCATGCCAGCAGCGTTCACGTCGAGCGCGTTGTTATACATATAATAAGCCTGATTCGTTCCAGCGGCGATATCCGTGCCAAAGTTGACTGACCCGCAAAATGATACCTGCAAGCCGTAGTCACAAGTATCGAAAACAATCGTGCCACCAAAGGCGTTGCTGGATGCGCCGCAATTGATCCCATACTGGCAATGACTGAAGTAACAAATCACGTTCGGATAGTTACCAATCAGCGCAGCAATAGCGCATCCGGCTCCACCTGGAGTAACACCTTGGCCGCAACCGTTTATCATACAAATAGCGTTGGTATCCCCAGTAGCTATCACACCCAGCCACAAATAAGGGCCAGTTACACCAAAGTCGCCATCGGTAAGGACTATTTCACCGCCGAGACTAACCAGGTCGTTGCCACCGCTTACGCAACGTCGAAACGGCCCGAACACTTGGACGTTGCGTAACGGCAACGCTCCGCTACCACCTCCCAAGGCATAATAACTTTTTGTTGGCGCAGCAGCGTTCATCACGCACAAGTTCTGAATCAAGCCGATGCCATAAGGCAAACTCCAGATAGAACCGACTACGTTAGGATCATTAAGTGCCACGATGGTCGTATGTGCCTTAAGATGCCTCGCAGCTACATCGCTCGTGTTGTAAGGATTCGTGTTGCCACGATTGCCTCGGAACGGCACGGAGCAATTAACATAATTCATTCCGGCTGGCGCGGAAATGACCTTGCAGCCGCCAATGAACCCGTAAACGCAGTCAGGCAGATACACGATCTGATTAGCTACTAACCCGTGAGCGGTGGTATCCAGCGTGACTTTCTTCGTGTTCTTATCAACTGGGTCGATTCGCGTGACGTTGTGACTATCAATCGGCCAACCTAACACTTGGATTTGTTTGCAGTCAGGATGATTGAAGTTGAGAGTGCCTTGGGTGAACGTGCCTTTCCAGATGTTAATGCGCGCCAGCCGCGAGGCAGGAATCCGCCATTGCAGTAAGTAATCGTGCGCTTGTTGAATGGTGGGGAAAACAGGGTTATTGCCAGCGTTAGGATGCGCTGCCGGAACATACACGTCTAAGTCAACCGATAACGTTTTGACACCTACATACACTGAGTTGCCATCGGCGGAATCGTGAATGTCCATGCCTGTGCCTTGTACAATGCGTTTGAAGTTCAACACGTTACCCAAGGCATCGTGATACCAACCGGGACCTACCGTGTCCGCGCCGAGGTTACTGCCTATCACGTTCTCACTCGGCCCGATCTGAACAATAACATTCGCTGTTGGAATCCGGTCGATGATTAACTTGATCTTGAACGCTTGAACAGTAGGTGCTGCGGGGTCGATGTAATCAGCCGGATCGGTGAACACGTTCGCCACGGAATAAAGTCGGTCAGCCTCAGCCCCGATGTGCGCCATGACACCTACCTCGCGCAAGTAAAATGCTGCGGATGCCGCATCGCTCGTGAACGAGCCTTCGACTAACATCGTGCCATTGCCGTAATCGTTCTTAGTCGAAATCGTGACGTTTAGCTTCGTGTCAATCAGATTGGTAAGAGGCCATAGGTCACTGGGTTGATTGGCGTTGCCATCACCCACAACAATCTTGGTAACGGTGAGGACTTCGCCGTTCTGCGCCCTACCGAGCATCGACTTACCAGCATCCGTAAATTCTTGTTTAGCTAATGACATTGTTTCTCCTTAGTTATGGGTAATTTGTTGGTGCCTCACTTGTTCTGTAGATGAACCGCAGTAACATGCCTGTCCAGCCAATGTCGCATTCCATTGAAACTGCACGGACAAAGCCTTCCATCCAGCGACTTATAGGTTTGTAGTTGTCGATCAAGGCTAGCACCATAGCTTGATCGTCAGGATCAATGAACTGACTGTCGATAAGGACGCGGAAGCGGTAACGATCATGCCACGAGCCTGTGCCTCGCCGCCAGACCTCGTTGTTGTTGCCGATGCCTTGGTCTTGCAAATCAATTATCGACCCACTCACACCAAGGCCAGTGCCGGAATGCCATTGTGTCGGAGACACCTGAAACGTGTTAGTCGTCGGATTCGCCACGTAATAATAAATGTCCGGCACGAGCGGGGTGGGTAGTCGGCCACCTACCGAAAAGCTGCCTATCTCAAATTTGACTTGCTGATTCGCAGTAAGGCCGTGCGCTGGAACGTTGAACAGATTGTTAGTCACATCTACCGCAGTTGTGGCGAACGTGGCTATCTTAGTATCTGCGCTGTCAGTTGGATAGTTAGGCGGAAACGGATTCTTGTATTGAAACCATTCCTGCAACGTGGCAACACCGGGGAAATATAAGTTTAACACGTCCTGCACAAGCTGGACGGTGCCTTTGGTCATGTGCCATTGGATAGATAGCTGGACGAGTTGCTTGCGGAACTCTATGTCCTTGGCCTTATCGTAAAAGTCCACGTGGAACTGCCAAGCTAGAATGTCCACGAGCGTTTCGTCTGTTATCCCCATGATGCTAGGTATCATCACGACTTGGCCTGTGTCGTCGATGATCTCATACATTTGCGGGTCAAAGGCTATGCAGCCTGACTGCACTTGCGCGTCGTAACTGATCGACGGTGTGCAAAGGTCAATGAGGCGACTGCTGCGTAGCGTGCTACTCATGGGTCTTCGATGCCTTTGTAATTGATGACAGGCGCGACAGTCGTGTCATGCACGGCTAGCTGATTGTAAGCCATCACTTGAAAGTCAGGCGACGGTGAGTGGATGACGATGCGCTTTGCGCCAGCTTCCAAGCAGCGTTTCCTTAGTTCGTCGCAGATAAGGTCGCGGCTGATATAGCTTTGCTCCCATGTTATCCAGTCCGAGGCCGCTTGAGTCACGGCAGTTTCAATCGTGTCCGACAGCACTTCGTTGTCCTTGGAAATCCAGTAATCGAAATTCAGCGTGTAATTGACAACAGTGGGTGCATACACTGTCACGTAATCAGTTAGTGGCCGTCGCGTGTTCGCGCTGCACGTGGCGAGCACTAAGTCCAGAATTTCTTGGCTAGGGATGAAGTCAGGCGGTCGGCAGAGCGGGTAAATCCATACCTCACCGGCTATCTCAGGCGCGCTGTAGATAACAGCTTGAATTATGTCAGGACTCGCTGCCAGCGTCCAGAACTCGTAGGCATCGTGAGGACCGCATGTTGAAAACGACTCAATGGCAAGCCAGACACGATAACGATATTGATCGTCAGTCTCCCTGTCCGAGCCGCCAGCGGACGTTGTTGTGTTAGCCACGGAAAAAGCCCAAGGCTGATTCCAATTGATGACCGTGTTAATCTGACCTGGCAGGAAGCCATTCCCTATCACGCCAGCTTGCACGGCCTGAGCCTCAACATCGACCGTGAGATTGGGGCTGATAATGAGGCCGTCAGTCAGTGTTGCGAATATAACACCGTTTCCTGCCTGAACGCGCGTGCCAGCGGGGATGAGTGCGTCAAAGGCTAGCTGCGCCGTGAGCGTGAACTCCAATGTGGTAAGTGCTGGCGCGGGTTGCAGCCTTAGTGCGCGATTGCCATACAACGCAGCCAGATTGTCCAAGTAATCGTCGTGCGAATACTTGAGTAAGTTCATCTTGCCAGTGAAGTCGATCAACACCCGCTGATGACTCAGCCAGTCACAAACAACAAGCAGGTATAGCCGGACAGGATCGGCCGGTGCTAATGACTTGGCGATGTTCGTGAGCGCAAGGAAGGCTGCCTCGTAATCCGTTATTACTTCCGATGCGATGACGGTTGGGTCTTTGACAGCGAAGTCTATGTCAGGCACGAACGGGAGACCGTAACTAGGTTCGGTTGGCCCGCTTACGGCAGTAATGCCGTTGCCGAAAGTAGGTGGCCCCGGCGTAATGAGTCGTTGACTAGGTGTTGGCATTGTTATCCTCCAGCGGGTTCAAGCTTGTAAGTCTTACCATCCACAACAGCCGGAATCCCCGGCCAAAATTCGTATAAGTAAAGTCGCCTCATATCGCCTGAGTTGTGAGTGATCTTTGGATTGACGATCTTCGCCACGCAATAAGCAGCCTCACCCGTCTTGTCATCCGGCCCTATCTCACCTACCACGGCAGCACTCCATTTCGCTGTGGATAGGTTAGTTATACGTCCTTGGCAGCCCATGAGGACTGGCTCTATCATGGCGCGCACCTGAGGCGGACTTACTATGTATTTGTCCACGTCCGCATTGAGATACTTACCTCCGTTGTAATAAGCAGTCTGGCTCTGATGATGAGGATCATCGTAGTCAGGCCCCGTTCCATCGTTGCAAATGTCCAAGTTGGAAATGAACGCGATGTATCGTCCGTTGCCAGCCCCAGCGATCATTACTTGGTCGATGACTAACAGCGGCACCATGAGTGGCGTGTGTGATTTCATTTGTGGTTGTTTCCGTTTCTTGTTGCGAAATATGCTGCTAGCGATGCAGCAAGGCCGCCAGCAATGGCAAGCAAGATTTCCGCGCCGCCTTCAGTGAATGACCTATTGCGCCATGCTGCTCCGCCGATGGCGAGTAAGCCCCAGCCCACCAATCCGGCTGCGATAACAATGGCAACTCGATCCTTAGAGGTCATGGTATTTCAAAGGCTGCGAACGCCAAGCCACTTACTGAGGCTGTTCCGCTTGTATAAGAAGCGAGAATAACATCGAACCAAAGTTGGGTGTTAAGAGCCGCGCCAGTGACCATGCCTGCGGCACAAAACCCGCTTGCATCACCTACCCCGCTAGATGCCCCACCGCGACAGAGCATCGCGCCGCACAAGGACGTGCCAACGGCAGCCTGACCGTTAGCCGGAGCAGTCCCAGTTCCGTAAGACGCATACACGAAGGCACCCATTCCTGCCGTGTTGTTAGTTACCGCACCCGTGATAATACAAAACACCTTGCCGCTGATTTTCGGTGTATAAACGAAACCACCAGTGCGACCCATACCCATCATAACTCCGGCGGTGTTAATTGTGCCATTTGGATTCGAGCCAGCTACCACATCGCCAACACCTATACTCGGCAACGTGCCTGCTGGACCTTGAGGCCCTTGTGGCCCCGTCGCACCCTGAGGCCCCTGAGGCCCCGTTGAGCCGGTCGCGCCTGTGTTGCCTTGAACCCCCTGAGGCCCTTGCGCGCCAGTATTGCCTTGGATGCCCTGCTGTCCTTGTGGGCCTTGCGCGCCAGTGGCACCCTGAGGACCCATCAGATTCCCTAGTTTCTTCCACGTTGTCGCTGTGTCTTTCGTGTAATAGTCGCCGTTTGCCGTGTTGATGTAGTAGTCTCCAACGACACCTAGTCCAGTTGTGGGTGCACCCGCGCCGTTCCACCAAGTGGACGCAGCCGGAGCATTGACAGTAACATCGCCGGTGCCAGCGTCCGCGCCCGTAGCAGTAATGGACACGTTCGTCCCAGGAATTAACTTACGAATGACCGCGTTGCCGGCAGTTGTTACGTCTAGGTCAGCGCGCCCAATCGACTGATCCTGAACCTGACCGCCTCTGATTTGTGTAGCTCCCATGTTATGTCGGCGACTGAATAGCCGCGCCTTTCATGTAACTTACTCGCACTCGGTCACCTGCGACGGTAGCTTGCGCGAACGTGATTGCCTGACCTGCAATCGTGTAATCATTTCCTGCACCGGGTTCTTGCAAGATGCCGTTGAGATACACGGCCTCAGTGTTCGCCACAGGCGGATAGAGCAAGTTGTAGGTTGTGCCAGAGCCAGTTGGTGATTCGCGGACGACATAATCCGACTTCAACATGACAACACCTCCATCGACCTTCATTTGATTTCCAACAACAGCGAGTGAGTTGTTCGTGTTTACTCCGATGCCGTTAGGTGTCGCCGTAATAGCGCGTCCGCCGCTTGCGCCTGAGGTATCCAGCTTCACACCCAAGGCGTTAGCGATGATCTGTAACGTGCTACTCGCGTCGAGATTGATAGCAACACCTGTTCCTGACACCCACAAGGCACCATTAGCATCGAACTTGACGGAGATATTGTCAGGCTGGACTAAGATCGAGTTGTTAGCGGCAACAACGTCTATCTGTTGTCCGGTGCGCGTCATGCCTGCGCCAGCTATGATGTCACTTGGCCCTGGAATCTGAGCGAACGTGATAGGTGATGTGTCGAGTGTTCCACCTGGGTCAGCCGTCGATAGCCAGATGGTGTCCGCATTCACGGTGCCTTCTTGAACACTCACAATCATACCCGGCACCTTCGACCAAGCATTCATGGCGACATTGCGCGTCCATGTTCCTGAGGCAACGTCGTAAAGACCGTTCTGTGAGGCGGTAGTTTGATTCTTGACCAAGCACACGTCACCTATGCTTAAGGGGGCACCGTCCACGGTCTGAGTGCCTGAGAGCGTCAGATTGCCAGTGGATGCGGCCTTGGCGGTCGTGGATGCCACAACACCACCCGCTACCTTGTTATCGACGTAATGCTTGGTAGCCGCATCCTGAGGATTTACGGGATCGGCAACTTGCTGGATTAAGTTAGGACCCGCTGGCGCGGTAGGGGTGCCGCTACCCATTTGCAAGGCAGCCGCCATTGGGCGCGTGCCATCGTTCCAAATTTGCTTCGCTCCATCGAGTAGCTTGGCAGTCGTGATGCCTGCCGCGAGTTGCATGTCAAAGACTGAGGCGGCTTTGATCTGCGATGAGGCATCGACAGTTCCGTGTCCGCGTATTTGTGTGTTAGCCATAGATCATTCCTTTTAAGGTTGCATGTAATCAATCGTCAAGCTGTCTCCGGCCTGAGGCGGATAAATGAGTTGAAAAGTCCGGCTGTCGCTCTCGATGTAATCGTCTGCTCTCCTTAGCCGCAGCCCGTCGAGGAACACCGCCAATTGAAGCGGCAGGTAAGGGGTGGCGGTGATAAACGTTTTGTTAGTGCCGTTAATCGCCCCCGCTGGAGTCTCGCCGAACACGGCACGCACAGGCGGCGGCTGCGAGTAATCGACGGAAATTGTGTCTGCAATCCGAGGCGCAGTTACCATCTGAAACTGAGTCGTCCCTACCTCCGTGTAATCGTCCACGCGCCGCTGGCGCAGTCCGTTGAGATACACCTCCAAGGAATTAGCGATGAAGCTGGCGGACACCGTGAACAACTTGCTCGCGCCATCAATCTGATGAGTAAGATCCTCGCCATAGACGAAATTCGCGCCAGCACCGCCTGAAGCACCAGGTGGCCCCATGATGTTACCCACTCGTTGCCACGCGCCGTTACTCATTTCTTGTTCGTCAGCCTCCAAGTCTGAGTTGTTCCGTCGAACTGCCATACGTCGCCGTTGGACGTGTTGAGATACATATCGTTTGCCTGAGGCGTAACAGGGTCGCCAGCACCTTGCAGCCAGACAAAGCCGCGTTTGCCTTGCTCGCCAGTTGGCCCTTTAGCACCGGCTGGCGGCTTCATAGGCACCATTGCCTTAGTCGTTGGCGTGCCAGCCCCAGTGAACCAAAGGCTGCCGCGTTGACCCTGAGGACCCGTGTCGCCTTGTGGCCCCGGCACTGGGATATAGGTCGCTGAAATCGGTGGCAAGCCTTGGATTACATTTTGAGTCGGCTGCTGCCCAATGTCCTTGGCGGGGTAAACCGTGTTAGTGCGATAGATGACGTTCCTGATGTTGAGTTGCAGGTTAATTATCAGATGACCGTTGAGCGCATCGCTCGTGTCAAAGGAGATATTCATAATCTCCGCGCGCGGCTCCCATTGAACAACAGCGGTAAGGATAGCTACCGTGACGTGTGAGGCGTCATTCATTGGACGATCTACAATGTTCTGATCGACACCTAGTGTGCGCTCCAAGGCACAGCTAAATATAGGTGTGGCAAGGATCGTCTTGATGTTCTGGAAAACTTCCTTGTAACTGATCGCCCCGAAGTCGATGACCTCGAAGCTATTCATGGTAAGTGGCAAGCCGTCCGGCTGGATGAATTGCAAACGCCAGTTCGCGCCTAACACCGCCAAGTCACCCTGAGGCGGAAGTATCGGCGAGATTTTCTGGACAGGCGTTGGCATGTTAGAACTGACCTCCGAATCCAGCTATCGCTCCAAGGCTGCCAGCAGGCCCTCCGAGCGCGCCAGCAACAGCCCCGCTCAAAATCTGTGCAAGGCCACCTATGTCGGCGAATGGAATGTATTCCTCAAAATGAACATCGACTTCAACAGCGATAAGGCGTCCGCCACTGAGCCAATGCTTGTGTTGTTCACTTACTTCCGTGGCAACAAACAACGACAGACCTGGACCCATCGGTCTGCCACCGACAATCAAAGGCGCAGCCATGCCGTTCTCGCACAAGGCGTGCCATTGCATGAGTGCCATGTTAGGATCGCCGCACCACGCAGCGTTAAGGCTGATCCTCATGTCGATCTTAACCAAGTCAGGCCCCGCCCATTCAAGCAGCGGCTTGCGTAAGTGCACCATGTGCGCGCCGTAGCGTCCTTTGTAGTCACGCTTGATGGCATTGAACGTTTCGATGCGTCCAAGTGCCTTACCGAAGATGATCGGCCCGTAGATGCCTTCAACCATTTGCCCTAGCCTCCAATGCTGCCAGCCGTGCCTCAAGCGTAGCAATGCGTGTTTCCAACTCTCCTTGCGCCAGACCGCATGAGGCGTGAGGACCGTCTGCGGCGGTGTGAATGCCACTGGTCTGCATGTTACCCGTGTGCTTGATATCGCCTTCGATTGTTACTGTGCCTTTGAGCGTGATGTTCTTTTGCTCGATGGTAATTGTGCCGTTAGGACTTTGAACGTCTATGTTACCATTGGCGGAATTGATCTTAACATCGCCATCAGCCACGATGTTGAACTTGGCCGAGTCAGTGGTGTTGAGGTTAACGTCTTTCTTGTAGGTGCCTTTCCAGCCACCCTTGAAATCTTGGGTCAGGAAAACATCGTTCTTCGGATTGCCGTTGTCGTCCGTGTTGGCATCATGTGTCTGGGTGTGGCCGCCTTCCCATTCAACGTAGTCCAACTTAGGGTCGGTCACTGGCGGTGGGTCTTTGCTCGTGTAAAAGAACCCCATAGCTGCGTAGCATGAAGTCGAGTTAGGCAGCTTGGTAAGGAACACGTTTTGTCCAACACGAGGCATGGCAAAGCTTTTCTTGCCACCGGCGCATATCTGCAAGACAGGCACCGGCCGTGTTATCAGCGGATTGCCTTTGTGATCGAGGCGGTCAGCCAGTAAGGCGCGAATGTTTGCGCCCTTCTCGCTAACTTCCATTTTGGACACCTTACCGATGCAAACTGAGGACGCGAAGCGTTTGTCTCTGCCATCCGTGTAGTCGGTGTCTGATATTAAATTCTTGTTCGCCATGTTAGTATCCCTCCAAGCAACGACGCACTAGCAGCATCGTGTTATATTGATCCTCAACCGTATGCCTCGCCGATTCGATGAAGTAATCTCCGTCGAACTGACCGCAGCCACTTAGAGTGAACGTCTGTCCGGCAGCTATCAGTGGGTTACCTATCGACATTTCAATCTCAATCTGGAACTTATGCTTGTTCTTGTCGCGCGTGTGCGCCATAGCTTTGATGTTATCCCCGCTCTCATCAGAATATGAGTCCAACCCACCTGTTGAAGGATCCTTGCCGCCGCCGCTCGGCGGTGCTACGCCTGTGCCTTTCCATAGCCAGTCCGTGTTCCAATTGATGTGATCCTTCCACGCGCTAGGTAAGTCGTCCGATGCGGTAAATTGTTGCTGGTTAGTCAGACCGGAATCAATGTCCGTGTTAGCTATATCGCTCGTCTTTGTGGCATCACTTACCCGCAGATAGAACCTACCGCCACTCATCCGATAAGTTGCATTTCCACCACCCGCACCGTCCCCATAGACAATTGTGAACGCTGCGGATTCTTCCTCAAGCTTCTGGCTGTCATAGATGATGACGTTGCCACCTACCACCTTCATGCCTAACTTCGCGTCGTCGCACCTGCTCTTAAGGAAATGCAACCCGCTTTCTTCAACTTGCTCGACAAACACATAAGTTGGGTTGAAGTCAGCCCTGTAATCCAGACCCATATCGCTATCACCTAGGACTTGCGTGGCTACGTCCCTGAGTGTGGTGTTCTCGAAAGGACGACTCACGTTGGACGTTTTGATGTGTGAGTCCGTAGGCACGGACGTAGCGCATATCTTGACCGTGTGCGCGGGTAAGTCGAACTCAACTGAGTCAATCCAGAACGTTCCGCAATTCAGCCTCAGCGTGCTACCTAAAGGCGCGAACCAACGCTCGCAAATGATCGCAGCAGTAAGCGACGCCCCAGTGTCAGGCATCCAATCGTTAATGAACCTACGGTCACGGTCTGCTAGCTCGATTTGTAAGTCATCAGCCTTTTCCCCGTCGCAGTTGTCCGTGTAAGTCATCTTGAGGAAATAAGGCGCGAGCGCGCCGAAATAATCAGCCCCACCCATGCTGATCTCCGGCCTTGCTGCTCTGACTTGAGTAATCATGTTATCCAGGTGAAACGATGGACGCTGTTTTCCAAGGCACGAGCGGTATCTCTACCCTAGTGGGGATTGCTGGCACGATCACGGCTATGCCTGCTGGAAACTCACATAACTCACGAATGGGGTAGTTAGCCTCAATCAGCCGATGCATGTAATACTCATCGCCTCGGCGCGCGCCATACACGCGGAACGAAATCATGTCCCACCAATCGCCTTGGGTCGAAACATAGATGCTCGCACCCTGAGGCACCGGATAATTATAGGGTCCCGTTGTCGGAGTAGGTGGCGGTGTCCCTATGGGTGTCGGTGGCTCGATGACTTGTGGCATGTTAGTATCCCGATGCGAAACTGAGTCTGCGCTCCTGCGTCTGCGCTTTCCTCATGTGTTTAACAAAGTTGTCGGATAGGTCGCGCAACTTAATTTCCAGCTTGTTTACCGTTTCCTCATCCGCGTTGCCGTGGATGGTAGTCACAGGATTGAAATGCACGTTACTCGCGTAAGACTCAGCGCGTCGCTCACCCATCTGCGCGAGCGCGCCACGCGCCATTTCCGACTTAGCACTTAGATAAGCGGGGTCAGTTTGCAGGCTTGTAGCAAGTGCTACGTTATGCTTCGCGGTTGCCGCAGCTATGCCTTGCTCAAAGGATTGCACCCGTAAGTTAGGCGGCAACGTCGATGCGGCGAGCGAGGGCGGATTCATTAGTTGCATCGCTATGCCTAGCGGGGTCGCCTTAGGCAACTTCATTACGTCGGCGAGAGGGTGAACGGCTTCTGTTATTACCTCCGCAATCTTGTTCCCTCTTTCCTCACTAGTTGTCACTGGCAACTTAGCCAGAATATCGCCGATTGTGATTTGTTCCTTGGGTGGAGTAGGTGGGGAAGGCAACGGCGACGGATGCGCCATTGGCACAACAGCCTCAGCCCCTCTCTCGCCAAGCAACGCGACAGTAGGGCTTTTAACGATGCCGCCTGACTGCATCGGACGCGCTAGAAGCGGCGGTGTTCCTGCCGAGGCTGCTGGTTGCGCTGCCGCTGCTGAGGCTGCCGCTGCTGCTACGGAAGGGTGCGCGGCTGCTTCTGCTATCTCAGGTGTATATGGGTGCGCGGCTGCTTCCTTGGACGCCTTGTAAGCGGCTGTTTGATATTGCGATTTGTTGCCACCCATGAAGCCGTAATACTCACCGCGAATGCGCTCCTTATAGCCTTTGATCTCATTGACCATGCCTTGGTCGGTCATGCCGCGAAGCTGATTACGACTCTGCATTTCACTAATCATGCTGGACACTTGCGCTGCTCTGGCCTCAGTCATTCCACGCGACATAACACGGGCAGTCTCGCCTCGGTTCCAAGGACCGTAGAACCCGCCCTTTATCATGTGCTCGATGCCACGATACTTACCCGCACGTTTGTAAGCCACGGCACGATTGGTAAGTGCCTCAAGAACGTCCTTTTGACCTTCAGCCGAGCCAGCCTCAGTCTTTAACGTTGCGCCGATAAGGTTCTGCATGGCGGGTGCCTGCATTTCCTTAACAATGTCCGCGCGCTCCGCTGTTATTGAGGCTAGCTGTGCCGGAGACAAAGGAACTCGTGGCGCGGCTGCGCCGCCACCGGGAGCTAAACCCGTTGCCGCTCCGCTAGCTGCCGCAAGTGCTCCAAGGCCACGACTGCCTTGGTCTAACCCAAAGGAACTGCCTGCCCCACCGCCACGAAACGCGCCACCACCGCCACGAAACGCACTGGCAACGCCAGCCGCAGCACCAAGGAATCCGCCGCCGCCACCGCCACCGCCACCGCCACCGCCAAGGAACCCACCGCCGATGCCCCAACCCGGTCTGCCTTTTACCAAGTCGGACATGCTATCAACAACCTGTGTTAGTGTTTTGTTGAACAACACCATTGTTCGATTGGCTAGCTGCGTGGTGTAGGTGTAAGTCTTTTGCAAATTAAGGAAGTTTGACCTACCGCCGCCGCTTAACGGAATGATGGCCTCAGGCCCATGCTCTGCGAGCGTTGCTATCTGAGGCGTCTTGGCAATGCCGCCTGCCTGATAAGAATGTGCCGGAGGTGGCGTCCTGAGGTATGCCGGAAGGTCGGTGTAAGTCTGCCGCACGTCTGGCTCACGATGTAACGTTTCCTTGGCAAAGCCACGCAAGCCTTTGAACCAGTCGATGATAGTAGGCCCCTGAGGCGTCCAAGCTTTTTTCGAGAACAATGAACCAGGGTGCCCTACATCTGCTACGCCTTTGGCGGCAGTTCCAGCCATGCCTTTTATCTGTTTGATCGTTTCTGCTATCTCTTTGAGTAAGGCTGCGGCATCCTTTAACTCCCGACTGATCATTGTTTCCAGCCATGCGCCGAACGTTTGATTGGCTGCGCCAGCGTTATCACTGACCAACCCGAGTGCAACACCTAAGTCGTGCGCGGCTTTAACCAAATCATTCCAAGGCCCCAAGAGATTGTTAGTCTGGCGCGCCTCTTGAATGAAATTGTGGACTTGCTTGGCAACCCACGACATGCCTTCACCTAGTCGCTGCACGCTCCAAAGGATCGCTGGCTTAATTTCAGGTAAGGCTTCTTCCCACGCCTTAGCCATGTCAGCCTGTGCCGGAAGCACCTTGTTGCCAATGTCCTCAGCCAAGTCGCCGAACAAATTCTTCATCTTCTGGATTTGTCCGAGTGGTGTTCTGGCGGCTGCTTCGCCAAAGCCTTTGTATGCCTTTTGGCTATTGATGATGTAATTCATCGCGCCGCGCCAGTTAGTGCCGTATTCCTTAATCCGCTTCGTGTCATCGGGTGTTAGGAATATCTGGAACTTGTGAAGGCCGCGCGTCCGCCCCGTCTTGGCAGCTATAGCCAAGGCTTGCGCTAGCTCGTTGGCATCCTCAGTTGTGGCGCGGATGCCTTTGGAGCGAACAAGAATGTCGCCAAGGAGCGGCTCTATCGTGGCAATAGACTTTGGAGACTCGCCTAGCTTCGCCATTCCAACAGAGAGCGCGTCATAGATGCGTGAAGAAAGGACACCCGTTTTCGCTAGCTCTTTGTTATAGTCACGCAGTAACCCGGCCTGTGCCTCCGCGTGCTCGCGGCCTTGCTTGAGCATGTGAATGGAGAACTCATTCGTGAGACTGAGTATCCGATCCTGGGCGTCCGCCGCAGCCTCGTATGCGCCTTCAAAGATTTTCTTGAACACACCACCTATGGCAAACCCACCGAAGCCAGCCAGCGCGATGCCTAACGTGCCCCATATCCGCTTAATGCCTGAGGCGGCTTGTTGTGCCGTGCGCTGCAAGCCGCGCAATCTGGCCTCAGCCATGCGAAATGCATTGGCGAACGAGCCTTGCAATTCAGCGGCTATCTGAAAGACCGCCGAGTAAGTATGCTTCTGGTTAATGTGTCCTCACCCCTCTTTCGATGCCTTGTAATCCTGCTCCAACTGATTGTTCAGTTCGAGTAGGTATCGGAGCAACTCGGAAATCGGGAGCCCTATCCAGTATTCGACACCACCGCCGCAGCTTCGCGCCAGCCTGACTACGATGGTGCGAAGGAGTGCTGTTACGCTTTCTCCTCGTCCGGCGAACTCCCACAGGCTTTTAGGGCTTCTTGCCTCGTGGCTACGTAGTAACGGCGAGGAAGTGACATAATCAGCCCTATCGGCACGTTCGCTACTTGAGCGGCAAGGATGGACTGATATAGGTGCTTCATTTCTGGCAACACCACTTCGCCCCTCTCTGCCTTATACATCTTGGTGAACGTGCGTTCTGCTCTCTGGAAGTCCTTACCGATCAACGAATCATAATCGAAGATGAGTTCGGAGTAACTCTTGCCGTCGAAACTGACCGACGGGTCAAGTTTAAGACGCCAAGGCGGGTTCGGTGGGTCAACAACCATTTCACGATATGCGGTCTCCTCAAGCGTAGGCTCAGGCTCCGGCGATATCCCTGTAAGTCGGTTAGTCTCGGTGGCGTGTTCGTCGTTTGTGATAGTGTTCATGCCACCCTTCTACTCACAATCCGATCAATTGTCGAATACGCCTTGCATTATCGACTAACTGGAACCCATCCCACCAACGGCAAATCGCGTTCTCTTTGTCGATCTCCAACATGATCTGATCGTCGCGCAACACCCTGAGGCTGATGAGTTCATACTCAGTCTCCGCGTCGCCCTTCGTGCCAACCTCAACCTTACCAAAATTGAAGTCCTTGGGCACCGTCCCCATGACGTATCGCCAGCCAGCGTGGACGATTTTGTTGGTGCCTGAGTCGTGAAGCTGTTGAGCCACCCAGCAGTCGAGCTGTGCCCCGTCTTGTATCGTGGCGAATATCGCGTCGTCATACACGGTCAGCCATTTCAGCCTGCATGAGTATGCCTGAAAGTGCGCTTGCACAGGCATGGCAATCTCGCCAAAGATGCCGCTGCCTTTCAGCGGATCCTCCAAGTTCTTAATGTCCATCAAGGTAACATCGGCAAGGCCAATGAGGCGATGACCGTCCTTGAAGATTGAGTAGTTAGTGACGTGATTGGGTATTTGCATGGGTTACTTACCTCCTTAGGTTGCTGTGATGGATGTTATGTCTGAAGGCCACAGATTCGCAATGTATGGCACCCAGTATTCGATTCTGAAATCCAGCCACTCGGCCGGAGTTGGGACTGCGATATAAACATGGAAAACGTAGTGGCCATTGAGTAACTCCGTTGTCGGGTTCTCGCTCTGATTGAAGGCCACGCGCGCACCTAGTAACGCTTCCTGATTTGTGAGGCCGTCCAGCCAGAGTTGGAGGCTGTTCACGATGGCATCAATGAGGCGACGATTCCCAGGCTCATCGACCTTTTGCCAGATGGTAAGGATGATCGTGTTACCGATGAAGTCGAACATACGCCTTACTGGAATGAACATATCCTTCACGTCCGAGTTCGCCGGATACGCTGCCGTGCGATTGCCCCAACTGCGCCAGCCGCCAATCCAGTTTAAGGCAGTAATGATGCCTTGGCCGTTGAGCATGTTAGCATCGACTAAGTGCATCGGAATTTCGGTGCCATCATCGAGTTGAAGCGAGTTCATCCGCAGATTCTTGTTCGATGGCGAGCAGTAAGGCAATCCGTCGCCTTTGTAGGTGTCCGTCCATTGGATGAGCGGCCCTTGCTGGCTGGCGAAATTGAAAATCTTGTTAATCGTGGTGAACGAACCCGGTTGTCCGCTAGGTGCACCCATCAAACAAGGCTTGCCGAACAAGATTTCTTGCCTCGGACTCACGATGTTATTCGTGGTTTTCCACAGGAAAGCGTCTTGTGACTTTTTGACGATCTTGGTGTCAACGTCAATGAGGCAAGTGCAGGCGAAGCAACCGTTTATGTTTTCAGACTTGGCCTCCATCGCGGAAGCCACTAA